TCGTAAATAGTGCTGGACATTTGTTTCGTTCAACGTCATCACTACGCTACAAGACTGACATTCAAGATGCCACGCACGGTTTAGCTGAAGTTATGAAACTTCGCTCTGTCACTTACAAAGGCAAGAATGATGGAGACACAACGTTTGGTGGTTTGATTGCTGAAGAAGTCCACGAAGCAGGTTTGACTGAATTTATTCAATATAACAAGGATGGAGAACCTGATGCGCTTTCATACAGCAACATGGTTTCACTGTGCATCAAAGCCATCCAAGAACAGCAAGCCCTCATCGAATCCTTAACGGCTCGTGTAGCACAACTTGAAGGAAATCAAGCATGACTACGTTTAACTGGCAAATCTCTACTTTAGATTGCTATCCCACCCAGGACAATTTAACGGATGTTGTATTTACTGTTCATTGGAATTGCACAGCCGTTGATGGTAATTACACATCCTACGTTTATGGAAGCTGCGTTGTCCCTGGCCCTGGCGATCCGTTTACACCTTATGAAGACCTTACACTTAACCAAGTCCTTGGTTGGATCTGGGCTAACGGTGTAGATAAGGACGCAATTGAAGCAAATTTACAAACCCAGATCGACAATCTTATTAACCCCCCTGTAGTTACACCACCCTTACCTTGGGTGAATAATGTTTGAACTTCTCTCAGGTGGCTTGCTTGGCTCAATCTTTGGTGGCTTGTTCAGGCTTGCGCCGGAAGTATTGAAGTTCCTAGACAAGAAAAACGAGCGACAACATGAGTTGTCCATGTTCCAACTCCAGACGGATCTGGAGAAATTGCGTGGTGAATTTCGCGTGGAGGAAAAGTATGTCGACTACTCCATCCAGCAGACCGAAGCGATCAAAGCGGCATTTCAGGAGCAGGCTGAAACGGCTAAAGCAGCAGGTTGGTTTGTGGCTGCAATCTCTGCTCTTGTACGCCCCGGCATCACTTGGGCATTATTTTTTATGTACGCGGCTGTTAAAGCGGCAGCGCTTGTTATGGCGTTTCAAACTGGCGCGGTATGGACCGAGGTTGTAACTACCGTCTGGGATGAGGATGATTTTGGGTTGTTTACGATGTGCATCTCATTTTTCTTCGTCGGTAGGCCGCTTGAAAAGTATCAAAAGAAATGAACGATGAGGCTAAAAAGCTAGCTAAAAATGTGCTTATTAAACCCTTTGAAGGGCTGGCTAAACGTCTGCCTGATGGAAACGTAACCTCTTATCCCGACCCCGGAACCCGTGGGCATCCTTGGACCATTGGCTGGGGGTCAACCGGCCCTGATATTAACCCTGGGACGATATGGACCATGCAGCAATGTGAGGATGCCTTAGAGCACCACATTGATTACTTTTATGTAGGCATCTGCAAGCTTTCTCCGACGTTTCCAAATGCTTCACCTCGACGCATTGCCGCAGTGACTAGCTGGGCATACAATTGTGGCTTAGGAAATTACAGAATCTCGACGTTCAAAAAACGTATTGATGCGGGGGATTGGGATGGCGCAGCGACTGAATGCGTCAAATGGAACAAAGCTGCCGGAAGAGTTCTCCCCGGTCTTACTCGCCGCCGTGCCGCAGAAGCTGCGCTGATGAGGTAAAAATGCCTTTTCTTAAACTTAATTTTCGCCCTGGTATAAACAGAGATCAAACTAGCTACTCAGGTGAAGGTGGTTGGTATGAGTGCGATAAAATTAGATTTTTTTCTGGGTATCCGCAAAAACTAGGCGGATGGCAAAAAGCTACACCCTATTTCTTTTTTGGTACTTCAAGACAAATATTTAATTGGATTACGTCATACAGCGATAATCTTCTAGCGGTTGGTACAAACAACCACGTTTATATTGAAACAGGCGGGCAGTTTTATAACATTACTCCCCTGCAAAATACTTCGATTAGTAGTATTTCACTTTCTGGTGTTAGTGCTACAGGTTCAACGGGTACTGTTACTCCATGATTACTTTCAGTGCAACTAATGGGTCTTCAACTATAACGGTAACTGATCCTGCTTTTGGTTCGGTAACTGGAGATTTTGTAACTTTTACACAAGCACAATCGCTTGGTGGAAATATTACTGCTGAAGTATTAAATCAAGACTATGAAATAACAGTAACTAACTCCAACACATATACTATACAAGCAAGATCCACAGATAAATCTCAAATTGTACCTGTTGTGGCTAATTCTTCAGATATAGGTAGCGGGGGATCGTTAACTAACGGATATTATGCTATTGAGTCTGGCTATGCCGCAGCTACTGTAGGTTATGGGTGGGGCAGTGGGAGTTGGGGTATTTCTCCTTGGGGGTTAAGTGGGTCTACACCAATTACATTACCTCAACGAGATTGGTGGTTTGATAACTTCGACAACGATCTCGTAATGAACATCCGTAACGGAGCTATATATTATTGGGAACGAGGTATTTCTATTTCAACTGCGTTGGATAACCGCGCCGTTTTGCTTAGTTCTCTTGTTGGCGCTTCAGACGTACCGACAGCAGCAATGCAAGTTCTTGTGTCCCAAAATGATAAACATCTTCTTGCTTTAGGGTGTCAACCCTATGCGGGTAACTCCACTGATTTTGACCCATTACTTATACGTTGGGCTAATCAAAACGAACCACAAAATTGGACTCCGCTGATTACTAATTCAGCCGGTTTTATTCGAGTTTCACGCGGCTCAAAAATCGTTCGGGGCATAGCTACAAGACAGGAAATACTAGTATTTACAAACTCTTCTTTGTATTCATTGCAATTTACGGGGACTCTAGACGTTTTTTCCCTGCAAGAACTAGCTGACAATATATCAATAATAGGCCCACGAGCTGTTACTACAGCCAACAATGTGACTTACTGGATGGGGCAAGATAAGTTTTATGTGTACTCGGGACAGGTGCAGACATTGCCATGTACCTTAAGACAGTATGTATTTCAAGACATAAACTTTAGCCAAGCAGATCAAATTGTAAGCGGCACAAATGAAGGGTTCACAGAAATATGGTGGTTTTATCCTAGCGCAAATTCAGATTGGAACGATAGGTACGTTATCTTTAATCATTTAGAAGGTGTTTGGTATTACGGAACTTTAGTACGTACAGCTTGGCTTGATACTGCGCTACGCGATAATCCTGTTGGTATGTATACAGGCCAAAATGAATCTGTAGGATATGAGTATAGACATGAATATGGGGTTAATGATGGCGATGCCCCGATGACATCTTATATTCAGTCGTCTGACTATGATCTTGGGGACGGCGAGCAATTTATGCTCACTCGTAGGATTCTTCCTGATTTTAGTTTTAGTGGGTCAACTGCTGCCACTCCTACAGTAACGCTTACCATGCGGCCCAAACGGTTTTCTGGAAGTGCGTATGCAAACACCGCTTCAGATTCACAAAACGTAGCTTCGACATACGCGACATTGGATCAGTATACGGAGCAAGTGTTTGTGCGTGCGCGTGGACGCCAGATGGCCTTTAAAATTTCTTCAGATGGCTTAGGCGTTCAATGGCAGTCTGGGTCACATCGTCTTGATGTTAGACAGGATGGTAGACGATGACTTTACTTAAAAACTTTATTGCTCCGGCACTTCCACTACCATCCCCCCAGTATGATGTTCGTCAACAAAATGAACTAAATAGAATTTTGCGACTTTACTTTAACCGGCTTGATACTTTTCTAAACCAAGTTGCTACCGAGGTCAATGATATGCAGGTTCCCTTTTACACCAGAGTAGCTCAAGGCTTAGTACCAGGGTATAGCTCTTTTAGTGTTTTTGGGTATAACCCAGACGTTGACCAGACCGAAGAAACTATCTGGCCTGATGGTGGATTGATTCCACACCCTACAACCGATTCTCAGCTTACGATTGTTTCAACCAGTACAGATGATGATGGTGACCCTGTTGGCACAGGCGCACGTACTGTGTATATTGAAGGGCTTGATGAAAACTATGAAGTTGTTAGTGAAACCGTTACGATGAACGGCACTACTGGGGTGACGACTGTAAACTCTTATATGTATGTCAATCAGTTTTACGTGGCAACTGTTGGTTCCGGTGGGGCTAATGCTGGAGAGATTACAGCTAAAGTAGGGGCTACGTTATACGACATCATTGCTACGGGATATAACAATCGGACAACTGCTCATTATTGTGTACCTGCTGGATACACAGCGTATTTGCTTGAAGGGACTTTTACTGCAGGGCAAGCTACCGGTACTACTGGAATTACTGGATATTTAAAACAGCATGGACCTGACGGAGTTTTACGGGTCGGCGCAGTAGTTGCAATCAATAACGGTTCTGTGCAGTATGACTTCGCTAACCCTTACGTGGTACCTGAAAAAAATTGCATTGGGGCTTCAGCAATTGGGTCAGCAAATAACAACTTGGTCAGCGCATTTTTTAATATCTTGTTAGTACAAGATGGTTTCTAGCATAATCGTGTGAAATCGTAACGGCAACTTGGGTTTCTTCGTAAGGAATAAGCATGTCTATCTATTCTGCTCAACAACTAGCTAGCATGGGTCGAGGCAACGACAGCATGTTAGTGCATATGACACCCAGAGAGGTTGGCGGGTTACAAGCTCTTGCTATGGCTCAAGGTGGGTCTCTTAGTATTAATCCAAGAACTGGTCTCCCTGAAGCTGGCTTCTTAGACAGATTACTACCGACAATCATTGGTGCAGGTCTTACTTTCTTTACTGGGATGCCTCCTATTATGGCAGCAGGAATTGTTGGTGGCGGCGAAACAATTCGTACAGGCGATCTTGGTAAAGGCTTTATGGCTGGCCTTGGTGCGTTCGGTGGTGCTGGATTGGGTGGTGCGCTTAGTGGTGCTGGGTCGCTTGGGGCACAAGCTGCGGGGATGCAGGAGTTAGCGACAGCGACACATCCAGGTCTTATTGAAGCTGGTATGGGGGCTAACCCCGCAGGTGCAGTTTTTGGAGCTGGGGAAGGTTCGTTAATGGCGGCTAAAGACGCAGCTATAAAGGATTTTGCCGCAAAACCACTTTTAGACCAAGCTCAAGGAAGCCTTGCTACGTTAGGTCAGCCCGGTGGTTTATCTAATTTAGGTAGTAATTTGTTGGGGCAGTACGGAGGTAAATACGGTGCGATGGCTGCGGCCTATCCATTGGTAAGTGAGGCTATGCGTCCACCTGATGTTAAATTACCCGAACCTGAGAAGTACGAAGCTAAACCACCTGCGCTACCGATGTCGCGTGTGTACAACCCGATACAAAAAGACCCAAGAAAAATATCGAGTGAGTACAACTATTTTGAACCATCTAACCCGTATCCGGGATTCACAAGGGGCTAAAAATGGGTAAGGGTTCTTCAGCATTAAAATCTCAAGTAATGCCGCGTTCTAGTGGTAAAGGTGGTATAACTTCGCAACAAACGTCTCAAAATCAATATGCTTCGCCTTTATCTGGATTAGATGCTATTTATGGGCAATACCAACAACCTAGCGCACAGCCGTCAAGAGATATGTTGTATCGAGGGGTACCGCAACAATCGTCATATCTAACTAACCCTTACGCAGCGCCATTTCAACAACGTTATGTTCAGCAGTTTTACCCTGAAGCTGAGTCATTTGTACCTCAATCTGCGGAAAATTACAGGTCGCCATTTGCAGGGGGGATGGGGGGAAAAGGTGGTCGAGGTGAACGAATCTATTTTTACCGGCCTGTTGAAACTGCCCCTCCTCCTACTCCTACTCCTACTCCTACTCCATCATATGATGATTACTATTACCCCCCTATGGCTTCTGGTGGCGTAATTAAAGCTGCGGCGGGGCGATATCTTCAAGGTCCGGGGGATGGTACAAGTGACTCTATCCCTGCTACGATTGGTAACGCACAGCCTGCTCGATTGGCTGATGGTGAGTTTGTCATCGACGCACGTACAGTTTCAGAAATCGGTAATGGTTCATCAAACGCAGGCGCTAAGAAGCTTTACGCCATGATGGAGCGGGTACATAGAGAACGTAAGAAAGCTAAACGTGGGCAGGATTCAAATGCAGACAGGTATCTGCCAGCATGATGGAATTACAGATAAGCACTCTGTGGATTGAGCGGCTTTTGAAGAAGCCTTTCCACAAGCATTGTCTGTTGGGGGACAAGAAGTTCTTCGACCCCTATTCTTTCCCGGTAGCAAAAGAGTTGGAAGACAATTTTCCAGCCATTCAAGCCGAACTTAAAACGATTCTTAAGCGATACGACGACTTTGCGCCGTTCCAAAGCATCTCGCCTGACCAGACGTACATCTCCAACGACGACAAGTGGCGGATGTTTTTCTTCAAGGCGGCTGGCGTGAATTTCGGGCGCAACCAGCAGTACGCGCCAAAGACGTTCGAGGTTTTGAACAGGCACAAGTATGTAATTTCAGCTTACATATCTGTGCTTGGCCCCCATAAAATGCTCATGCCACATGAAGGTCCGTGGTCTGGCATCCTGCGTATGCACTTGGGAGTAGTCATTCCCGGCAACAAAGAGTGTACGTTGGTCAACGGTGGGGAAAAGTACCACTGGGAGGAAGGTAAGGTAGTCTTGTTTGACGACACGTATGAGCACATCGCCGTAAACGAGACCGATCAGATTCGGGCTATTCTGTTCTTGGATGTGATGCGTCCTCTTCCGCAACCGTGGAAGTTCATCAACTGGGCGATCCTGCGCATGTCGGTGCTGTTTCCATACATTTGGATTCCGTACTTCCGGCACAAGCGGTGGGAGAAACAGTTCTACGGAGAAGAAGAATGCAATGCACAATGGTCCCTAGTGAGTACGTTAAAGAAGTTTGGAGCCAAGTTGAAGGGTATCTTCAAGGCGCGGCTGAATATACACATGGGCGTTACGAAGTAGAAGATATTCTTGATTCGATTATGGAGTATGACCACACACTTTGGATCGCATTTAATGAGTCAGGGATTAAAGGCGCAGTTGTAACGCATTTTTGTCATTATCCACGTAAAAAATACTTATCGATGGTGTTTTGTGGTGGAGTAGAGTTAGATACATGGAAGCCTTCAATGCTTAAGCTTCTCCAACATTTTGCTTACGATAACCAATGCGACGGTGTAGAAGCTACTGCTCGGTTAGGTTGGACTAAGGTATTTAAAGATGACGGACATAAACCGTTATGGCAAACTTTTCAGTTACCTGCGGCTGAGGCAGGTTTAGGAGTTAATCATGGGTAAAGGCGGCGGTAGCCAACCAGCAAGTCAGACAGTTACGCAGACTAATCTGCCGGAGTACGCACGCCCTTATTTTGAAAACATTATGCAAAGGGCGCAGGGGTATTCTTATAGACCGTACCAAGAATATCAAAACGAAAGAACTGCGTACTTTACTCCTGGGCAACTGCAGACTCAACAAGAAATTATGAGGATGCAAGACCCGTCTCAGCTTTATGACGCATCTAATATTGCTTACAACGCGGCTAGGCAGTCTATGCAAGCTGGGCAAAATTATCAGCCTGGGCAGTTTGGCGCTCAAATGGGTCCGGCTGAAAGAGTGTATTCCCAAAATATTTCTGCTCCAGATATTCAAGCTGCTCAATTAGCTGGCCCAAGAGAATTTACTTCTGAAGCTGCCCAACAGTACATGTCTCCTTACATGCAAAATGTAGTTGATGTACAAAAGCGGGAAGCACTACGTGACGCACAATTAGGGCAATTAGGGCAGAGTTTAGCTTCTTCTAGACAGGGAAGTTATGGTGGTGCGCGACAAGCGCTTCTTACTGGAGAGCGTGAGCGTGGGTTACGGACTCAACTTGGAGATATTCAAGCTACTGGGTCTCAAAAAGCTTTTGAACAAGCGCAACAGCAGTTTGAACGTGATCGTGCAGCTCAAACTCAAGTAGGATTAGCAAACCTTACCAACCAGCAACAAGCAGCAGTTCAAAACGCTGCTAATCGGTTACAAGCCCAAGGAATGTCTGCAGAAAACGCTCTCCGTGCTGCATTAGCTAACCAACAAGCCGGACTTACCGTAGGGCAACAAAACTTACAAGCACAAATGCAAGCGCAACAAGCGCGGGAACAGTCAAGACAGTTTGGTGCTAATTTGGGTCTCCAAGGACTTCAACAATCTTTAGCTGGAGCACAGACACTTGGCGGGTTAGGAACAGCGCAACAAGAAGCTCAGTTACGTAGGCTGCAAGCCCAAGGTGCAGTAGGTGCAGAACAGCGTGGCTATCAACAGCAGCTTCTTGACCAAGCATATGCGGACTTCTTGCGACAGCGCGACTACCCGATGGAGCAGTTGGGGTATTACAGTAACCTCATGCGTGGGATTCCTGTGGGTCTATCTTCAACACAAACTACATACGCTGCGCCTCCATCTGCTGCCTCTCAACTAGCGGGTGCAGGGCTTGGTGCTCTTGGGCTTTCCCGTTTAATGGGTAGCTAATATTATGGAAACAAAAGCTTATGGTATTCAGTCCCCTGAGTCTTTGGCAAAGGAGTACGGGGGCAACAAACAAAAGATTGCTAAGGCAGTGCAGCTTGGCATCTTAGATCCTACCGCTGCCGTGCTTGCTGGGATGTTTATTGACCGGGTACGTAACGCCGCCCAAGAAGAGCAAGGCCCGCAAACCACTGTAGCCCAACAAGTTTTAGGTGGGCAACCCCCAGCACCACCGCAAGGACCACCCCCTGGACCACCACAAGCTGGACTTCAAGCCGCAGCGCCTCCACCCATGCGTATGGCCTACGGCGGTCAGGTTGGTGTAAGTAATAACCAACTGCCTGCACCTGCAATGGAGCGTGGGCTTGACGGTATACCTATACCTGACAACATGTTTGACTATGCTGGCGGTGGGATGGTTGCGTTTGGTAGTGGCGGGGATGTGCAGCGGTTTCAGACTGGCAATCTTGTACAAGCGCCTACGACGGAATTTTTCTTGCTTCAGAGGTTACTACAATCTGCAATAGCTAATAACGCAAGCCCTGAAAAAATTGCGGAAATCCAAGCTGCATTAAACGCTGCTAGTAGTAAGACGGCTGCACCCGCCGCTCTACCAGCCGCTGCGCCGACAGCGACGCCTCCCTCAGCGGGAGGAGGTATGCGTGGATCAGGTATAAAACTCCAAGATGCACTATACCAACTAAACCAACCGATAAATGTTCCAAAGCCAGACTACGCAGCTTTGCAGGCTCAAGCTAAAGAGATGTATCCAGACGTTAATATAGCAGCGCCTGACAGAGATAGGATTGCTACTGAACAGCTAGAAGCTGCTAAAAAGTTTGGCTATGACCCGAACCTGACAGCTACACAAAAAACAGAATACGAGACTGAACGTGAAGGCTTAAAAACGCAGCGTAAAGAAGCTGCTGATATGGCGCTTTTAACGGCGGGTCTAAAAATTCTTGGTGGCACTTCACCATTTGCTGCGGTTAACATAGGTAAAGGGGCTAGCGAAGCAGTACAAGAGTTTGGTAAAGACATTCGTGAAATACAAAAGCTTAATATACAGCTTAGAAGAGACCAGCAAGCATTAGAGCGTGCAGCTAACCAAGATGCCTTGCAGAGGTCGGATAAGACTGAAGCTGCGTACCGCGATGCCTTGGCTCGCAAAGAAGCTGCTGAGCAGAAAGTACTTGATCGTCGTGCTTCTACGTTTAACTCGCTTTTACAAGGCGAGTACGGTAACTTACGTGAAAAGGTGCAACAAACCGGAGCGAATCTACGACAGGTTGCTTCTACATTGGGGAGTCTTGAGCAAGTTGAGCGTACAACTGCGGCGTATGGCGGCGACCGCCGTTCTGAGTATGCGCGTGCTACCGATATAAACTACACTGAATTTAAACGGCTAAGAGATGCAGGTGATCCTGAGTACGCTGACAAGTCCGACACTGAACTCATGGTCATGGCTAGCGATAAAACGCAGCGGCAGATGCGCCAAGCAGCACCAAGAGAGATGACCGCCGAAGCCGCTGCTTCTCGCGCTGATACTGAAAGGCAAGAGAAAAGAAGTAAACTTGAAAATAGAATACGCCTGATGGATAGAAAGTATAAGGATCTTATAAAGCAAGGGAAAACTGCCGAGGCTGAACAGTATCTTCAACAGAAAGTTGACGAAAATTTACCTAAAATTTCAACTTCTGCAAATAGACCCGCAGCACCAGCAGCATCTAGCGCCAATCCTTTAGGCCTTAACTTGCCCGGACGATGAGACTACAAGAATTTCGCAAGAAGTACCCACAGTACAACGACGTTCCTGACAAGCAGTTAGCGGACAGTTTGTACGAGAAGTTCTATGCGTCCGCGATAACTAAGGATGACTTCTACTCGCAGATTGGCTTGACACTTGCCGAGCCTTTTGCTCAGCCTGAACCTATCACTGGCATGGAGTCGGCGTTTGCAACTGCACCTATAACACCTGCCCCTACTTCTTCTCGACGTGCGTCTGTTATGGAAGGCTTTAAGCCTGAGCCGACTGCACCGATAGAGACACGGGGTGCTCCGGTTAGCCAGCAAGAGTACGACAGGATACGGTCGATGTACGACATGGCTACGCCTCAACAGCGTGAGGTTTTGGCTAAACGTACCGACTACATTGGTAATGTGGTGCGTGCTCTCGATGCTGAGTACGAGCGCTTTAAGTCTACTGCACCTTCAGCTAAACGGTTAGACCCTAGGCGCGAAGCAAGAGTAGAGCAGCTTGTCAGTCAAGGCGCTAACTATGAGGTTGCCGACCTCATAGCTCAACAAGAGATTGAGCGAGGTATGGGGCCACGCGCACTTACCGTAGCCAAAGAACCATCCCCCGAAGCTGTTGAAGCCCTTGAGACCCGCAAAGAAGGTATAGCAGGTAGGGCGCTAGCTCGTGCAAGCGAAGGACTTAAACAAGGTGCTGCTGGTACTGCGGAAGCTATTGCTGATCTAACAGGTAACGAAGAAGCCGCTAGGTATTACGGACAGGTAGGTAAAAAATCTGAAGCATTCTTGCAGCAGCTTGGCGAGCCTAAGAGTCGATCTCCTCTGGTTGACCAGTTTGAGAACATGCTTAATTCGCTCGCCCAGCAGGGTCCAGGGCTTTTAGCAAGTTTATTTACAGGCACAACGTTACCGGTGCTGGCAAATATTGGGGTTACTTCGTTTGGGCAGGCGTACTCTGAAGGTAAACGAGAAGGCCAGTCTGCTTCCGAGTCTGCATTACGCGCATCGCTACTAACCGGTGCAGAGATATATTTCTCGCGGTTTGGGCTATCTGAACAGATAGCTGGTATGCGTGCTGCTGCTAAAGGCGTACGCACTGATGAGTTAGCTGACTTTCTTAGCAACTATTTTGGTAAAGCAATCGCCAAAGAAGTACCCGCAGAGATGGCAACTACCGCCGCTCAATTTGGTATAGAGAAGTTACCCATTGGTCTTAGGCAAGAAGGCACCGCTGCCGATCTTATTAAACAGTTATCCGATACCGTCCTACAAACCGTACTGCAAACCGGCACGATTGGTGGCGTTGCAGGTGCTGCTGCACTAGCTAAAAGCGGTGCACGTAGGGCAATAGACAAGTTAGGTGAAGGAGAACGCGATGTCACCATACCACCTAGTCAACGACCTTCCCCTACGATTAGTGGAGAGGGCATTCCAATTTCTGGAAGACCCGAACGAACACTCGCCCCCGAAGGAGTTGCAGGAGCTGAGCCACCTTCAGTGGGAGTGCCTTCGGTTCCTGCTGTGGAGCCTGTACAGGGAGCGGGAGCACCGCCTCCTGCATTAGACGTACGCAAGGAAATCGATACCCTACTCGACGAATACGCAACGATTGATCCTGTAGCTGCGGGTGAGTTCCGTACATTATTTATAGACCCCAACGCAACATACACCCAAGATGATGTTGATATTGTGCGTGAAATTGTTAACGACGCACGTAGATTAAAGAAAGAGGAAACCCCACAGGGTGCAGTAGAAAAACCATTAACAAAAACAAACGAATTTATTACGGATAAAAATGGTGAACCGTTAGTTTTGTACCGTGGAATACAAGGTGACAAAGAGGGTGCAATTAATGCTGAACCAAGGGAAGGCTACAATGTTTTTGTGTCAGACAGTCCAGATGTCGCTGCCACATACGGTATGCCAGATGAAACTTTTGGAACTCCCGGTTCTATTGTCCCGATTTACGTTAAAGCAGATACGCTAATTGAATTTCCTGTAACTGTAGATCGTTACGGATCTCGTAGATTTGACAAGGTAGAGTTTGATCGCCGCGCAAGATCCCTTGCCCCAGGCGAAGTTCTTGTGGCTAGGCAGGTTGTTGATATTGGGCCTATGGCTTCAGAAGCTTACCAAGTAGATAAAGAAAAGAAGTATTCCAACTACAGCGATGTCTACGCACTTGGTAGAGGAACTCCAGTTGAATCCGCAGTAGGAAAAGCCAAACTCAAAAAGGAAACCCCCAGTGCCGTTACGCCCACCGAAGCCCAGCAAGCAAAAGAAGAGGGAGCAGCAGCGCCTGCTGAAGGAACAGAAGTGGCAGGTGCCCCCACCCCTGCTGCCAAGACCGCCGATCAACTACAAGACGAAATAAGAGACCTTGAGCAGCAAAGACTAGCTTTGCTAACGAAAAACGGCAGAGTCCCCGCTGTCAAAAGTAAAGCCCGTGCTAAATACGACGCACTTGGCGAACAGATTGACACGCTTATGGGGCAGTGGGACAAAACTGATCGTGCTGAAAGAGCCGCTAAAAAACCTGCTGAAGCTCCTTCTACTGAAGTCACACAACCTTTTAATGAGTTTGAACAGCAGGAGTACGACTTAGCGCAACGCCTCATAGCCCTACCAAACCCACAGGCCGTAGCTTTTGGTGAAGGTATATTAAACAGACTGCAAGGTCCACTGCGGGGTAAGGTTAAAAGCGATCAAAAGTCTGTCGATTTTATTACTCAAAAGCTGCAAGCTTTTGAAGCCCCAGCAACTACTGAGTCAAAGTTAAAAGGTACGCTGGCTGATACGTTCCGTACTACTTCAACAAAGGAAGCTGCATTACTGCGGCAGTACAGTAACGAAATTAAAAACAGCGGCCCTGCGTCGGGGGTGCTCAATACAGTAAACGATCTAATTGGGCAATTGTTTGAGCGTATACGTGCGGCAGGTTTTTCGCCTGACAATGCCGGTCGTAAATCGGGTGCGCCTCAAAATGTGATTGATTTAAACGACCTGCTTACCAAACTTTATGCTGGTGGGTATAACGTAGTAGCGCAACGTCTAGCGCAGGACAGGCAATATAAAAATTTCTCTCAAGATAAACTTCAAAAGTCTATTGATAGCCTACAAAACGATATAGCGTTAGCCCAAGCAAAACTACAAGAGTTAGCTACAGGCAAGCGTACTATTGAACAAGTTAGGCAAGAAAGGGATGCACTACTAGCTGAGCAACAAACGCTACGTACATCCACAGGTAAACCCCCTGCTGCGCGTTCACCTGCCCGTAGAAAATACGATGCTTTAACGGAACGCATTAACCAGCTTTACGATGAAGAACTTAGGCTAACCCCTAAAGAGCCTACAAAAGTTGAAGAAGTTACAACAAAAGATCTTCAAGACCGTGTAGCTAATATAAAAGCAACAATAGCCGAAACCGAAGCTGAATTAGCTGCGGCAACTGAAGATGGCAACATTGAGGCGCTAGAGAATAGACTTGATGCTTTAGAAAAAGATCTTAAAAACGCACAACTTGATTTGCGCGAAAAAATCGAAGCAGAGCGCGAGGAAGGTTTAGACTTTTTTGATATCACTGGAGCAACAGACGTATCTGATAAAGGTGGTACTGCACCCGTATCGTTACGTAGGACTATTCGGCGTTTACGTAAGGCTTTAAATGAAGGCCAGATTGATTCAGATATGTACGCTGCCGAGGCCAACGCAGCTTACGATGAAACAGCTAAAGAAGGTAAAGTACCTGCGGATTTGGTGCGGGGTCAGCTCAATATCCGTGAACGACTGCTTCGTGCGGTGCGTAACGGCCAGTTGCCCGAAGAAGCTCTTGAACTTGCTGAATGGTTTATTAAACAAAATCCAGCACTTGTTGATGATCTTGCTATATCCATACGCAGCCCCAAAGAAGGGGAAGACAATATAGCGGGACAATATGTGCAGTTCCGGCGGCTGATGAGGCTTATTGCCGGAAGCACTAAAAAAGACACGGTTATACATGAAATCATGCACCATCTTGAACGCATGATGCCAGAGAGTGTGCAGTCGGCAATACGTGAGTTGTGGCTCAAGTCTCTGATTGACGCTAAGAACCGCGCTGCTTATGGTTCGCCTAAACGCAAATACTTGGAACTGGTACACAAAGCACTTTTGTATAACGATAAAAAAGCTTATGAAGAAGCTTATAAAATGCTTGTAGATGGGCAGGTATTTTATAACGTCTATCAGTATTTGAACCCTTCAGAATTTTGGGCGGTAAATGCTTCTCGTATTTTAGAAGGTAAGTTCAACGCGCCTAAGACTGTTATCAGCAGGCTCAAGCAATGGCTTAAAGGGCTGGTCGCTACGCTAAAAGACAAACTTGGGCTGCCATCCGACGCGCCAATCATTCGCGCATTAGATAGCCTTATTAAATCTGATGGTAAGTTTAAATCAAAACAAATGTTGGCTACGAGCGTATCTAGGTTTTATATGTTTGCCGGGAAGAAAGCGCTTGAAGAAAGCGAATATGACCCAATTGCTGTAGCCGACGATAAGTCTAGAAAATTAGCTAACCTCCAAGAAGCTGAGAAGATGGAGAAAGCCGGTGCTTCTCCAGTTGAAGTCTGGAACAAAACGGGATGGCTGCACGACCAAACGGATGGTCAATGGCGTTTTGAAGTTGACGATAGCACAGCAAAGTTTGACGCTAATAAATGGGCGACTGTGCCAACCGCAAGTGTTTTTTACAATAAAGGAAATGTTCCAGAAGATCAACGTACTACGCTTGGTGAGATACTTGATCACCCTAAACTATACGCTGCTTACCCTGACCTCAAAAATATAATTGTGTTTAAGCGTCCTAGTTTCTTTGATTTTTTTAATCAAACACAAGGGTATTACACCGTTAGTGAGGATTCTATAACCATAACGCCATATGCAATTGACCCTGAGCGCACTTTAGTTCACGAAATACAGCATGCAATTCAAATTAAAGAAGGTTTTGGTCCTGGCGCTTCGTCTGAAGCTATAAGTCTAAATAACGTAGATAACTTAGAAAAACTTAAAGAGCGCTACGAAAACGACCCTAAAATAAACACATCTAAAGGTGCCGAGCTTAGTAAAAAAATACAAGTAGCTGATAATCTAATCGGGTTGCAATTTGAACTCGGCAAACGTATAGCATTAAAAAATAAAATTGAAAAAGAATTAAATAGCGTAGTTAAAAATGAGTTACACCCGGCATCTGAAGAGTATAAATATATACTCTTCGAGGTAAAAAAGTTTGGTTGGTTTATATCCGCAACAAACGAAATAACAAAGTTACAGCTTCGTAAGAAGGCTATACGAGACGATTTAGATAGGTTATATAGTAAAAGACGTACTATTCTACATCTACCATTTGCTGATTACGAACGTACCGCTAACGAACTTAAAAACTTAGAAAATGAAATTAAATACCGTAGAGTAGATGAAGCAATATTATATGAACAAATAGATGCGAAGAGAGCTGATTTATCTAATAGGGTTAAAACCGAAACAGAAAACGCCAAAACTGCAAAAGATGAGGCTACAAAAAAAGTTGATGAGTTAAAAAACAAATTAAAAGACGCGTCTAAAAAAATTGATGACTTAGTAGCTTCTGTCAGACAAGGCCCTTACGGCGCATCAGATATTAAATACGACTTGTATTTGATGGCTTCTGGTGAAATCGAAGCCAGAAATACTGCTGCACGTCTACGTCTTTCTGCTGAAGAACGGCAACGAACCCCACCAAGCGTAACTGCTGATATTGAAGCAGCCTATGCAATCCTTATGGGCGAACCTGGGGTGTCTGCACAGTCGCTTCCTCCCGGCCAACAACCCCCTGTTCGTCCGCTCAACCCGCCGGGTACAGTTGTAAATCAATCTCCACAGTTCCCCAAGCCTTCGCCTCCGGGCGTATTGCCGGGTACAAATGTACCGTTAAACCAGCCACCGCCAACACCTCCCGGCGGTCAGCCGCCGATAGTAGCGGGTAAGAAAAGACCTCGCGGTCCTCGCGGTCCTATTAGTGGTAAGTCACCGTGGAGAACCGCTGAAGACGCAACGAAAACACTGACTGGCGTATTGAACGATGCGCTAAAAGGGCGTACGCCGTGGGGGAAAGCAGTTGGTTCATTAGCACCTGCAATTTGGAACCCTATAAATAGCAAACTACGTAGGGCGTTCTTGTTCTCTGCAACGCTGCGTCAGCTTGCGGACATCACGCGTTTTAAATTTCCTCAATTGGTAACTGCGATCAACATCGTAGACAAGATGACTTCGTTCCGTTTGGGCAAGCTCGGTGAAGCTCAAATCATCGCAAAAGACTGGCTCGACGCTCAAAACAAAAAGCCAGCGCAGTCTACGTTAGTTGGCAGAATCATGCTAGATGCCACTATCAACGGTAAAGACCCAGATAAAGGTCCGACAGGGATAGCCAACCTCGACGCTGCATGGGCTAGCCTTGATCCAGAGTTCCAAGCTATATACCGTAGAGTTAGAGATTACTTCAACAATAACTTGCAAGAGATGATCCGCGAGATGAAGAAGCGGGTCTTGAAGCTACCCAAAGCTGAACGCCAAGAAGCTATTCGTAAAATAAACGAGCAGTTTGCTCCTGATAAGTTGGTATTTCCGTACTTTCCATTACGTCGTTTTGGTGAGTATTGGTTCCAAGTTGGTAAAGGTAACTTCAAAGAGTTCTATGAATTTGAAAGCGAAGTTACTCGGGAGCTTTCACGAGCTGCACGTATCCGGGAACTTAAAAGTGGTAATGCACAGCAAAAAGCTTTGGCCGAAACCGTTGACTTCGGCGCAGGTATATCAGAACTGTTCTCTAAGAACTTAGCGTCTACGCAGATACTGAAAGAGGTACAAGACCTTATAGATTCCATCGTCCCTCCTACTGGCGCTACGTCAACTAAGAGTGCTCAGGATGTTCGTAAAGAACTGCAAGATAGTTTGAACCAACTGATTTACATCATGCTGCCGCAACAAAGTATGCGGAAGATGTTTATTAATCGTAAAGCTGTCCAGGGTGCAAGCAGCGACATGCTGCGAGTGTTCACCGACGTGGCTGTACACAGCGCGTATCAGATGGCTCGGTTCAAGTATGGTGAAGATTTCATCAACAACATCAACAAGGCTCGTGATTACATTAACGAATTCTTTAAGCCCGATGCACGCGCTGTGTACAGGGACTTTGTTAACGAGTTAGAGGCACGTACTAAGACAGTTCTAAGCGCAGAGGATAAGTCGTTCTTAGCAAAAGCTGCTGGGACTGCGGGTACGTTTGTGTTTTTCTCGATGCTATCTGCGCCTTTTACTGCTCTCTTAAACACACTAGGTTTTGCTGTATTTACTGGCTCTAAACTTGGTGGTAAGTACGGTTACACCGAAGCCAGTGAAGTCATGCTTAAAAACATGGGGAGGTACTGGCAGACAGCACCTGGGCGCATGCTTAAGCCTGCTGCAAAAGGTTTGATGTTTCAAATGCAGTTTCCCTCAATTGTTGAAGGGGGTAAACTTTCCCCTTTGTTGCAGCGTGCTGCTGACCGGTTTATCGCTGAGGGGCAGATTGATGTAAGTTTAACCAACGATATTTTTGATCTGACTGAAAGACCGTCTGAGCTATACACCACGCGGTACAACATTATCAAAAAAGTTTTAGGCGGTCTTTTCCATCAGTCCGAGCGTGCTAACCGTGAAGTTGCATTGATGTCGGCTTTTGAGCTTGAATACAACCGATTGCTTAACTCGCCTAAGCGGGATACCCGTGGCGTTATAGAGCGCGATGCTAACGGGAATCCGGTGACTTACACCCCTGACGAAGCCTTTGAAGGTGCCATTCAAGAAGCTAAGCATATTGCCGGTTTAACACTTGGTGACTTTAGCCGACAGATGAAATCTCGGTTGTTTGCTAATGTTCCACTAAGCGTGCTATTAAAGTTCAAACAGTACGCTTTTATGGCAACGTACAACTACATGCGTGCCTTGCAGCTTTCGCTTAGCCCTCTGTTTGATAAAAAAGAACTAAACGATATACGGGACAGGTTTATCCAGGAAAAAATCCCCCAAGCCGAGATAGATCAAAGGATGGAGGACATCAAAAACTTTAGACGTGATATAGCTAAACAATCTGGGAAAGAACTTTTAGGTATCTTAGGCGTTACGTTCTTGTTCGGTGGTCTAGAAGCAATGCCGTTCTTCTGGATTGCGCTACCTGCCATGTTTTTGATGTTAGCTTCTGATGATGATAAAGAAGACGAAGAATCTAATTACCTAAATTGGTTCCGCAACTGGGCTGATGAACGGTTAGGGGGCATGTCGCTTGCTCGCGGTCCAATAAGCCAGCTCATCGGTGGTTCGTTATCTGAACGCGTCAGCCTCGATCCATTGAGTATGTTCTATCGGGATGGACGCTACTCTCCTGATGTTGTCGAAGGGCTAATCCAAGACGTTATAGCAAATGCTGGCCCTGTGGTTGGTCTTGCTATGAACTGGGCCGAGGCTGCTAAGTTATTTGGCGAAGGCCAGTACAGCCGAGCTTGGGAAAAAATACTACCTGCATTGTTTGCTAAACCGATACAGGCTTATCGCTACGGAACCGAAGGAGCTACCACTCGGTCCGGCGAAGAACAACTGGCAGCGGAAAAGTTTTCCGAGTGGATGCTAGTCATGCAAGCTGTGGGTTTGCAGCCTGAAGAATTAGCTCTAAAACAAAAATCTGCTATCCAAGCCAAAGAAAAAGAGCAAAAAATCTTAGCCAAAGAAACTGGGCTTCTCAACCGTCTGTGGCTTGAGCGTGATAACGCCAAAGGTTTTGATACGGCCTTAGACAAAGCACTTCAGTTCTACGAAAAGTACCCTGACATGTTGCCAGAGGATGGTGACTTTTCAGAAAAACTTATGACATCGTTTGAGGTAAGGGCAGAGCAAATAGCTGAAGCCGAAGCGTTTGGTGCAAGAATCGATAAACGACTGCGCGAGCGTATAGCGCCTATGCTTGAGTACGGACAACCAAAACCTAAACCCCCTGAAAAAATGACGCTTGAAGAAGTCAGGCAAAAGTATCCGCAGTACAATGATGTGCCCGATAAAGAACTGAGCGATGCACTGAAGGCTAAAGGTTTGCTGAAATAAAAAACCCCCGCACATAGGCGGGGGGAAAGTCATCACGACCAGGAGGAGAAGCACACCATCAAACTGCGCGAATCATACTACTTTAATCGCCAAACACGCAAGCCCCTCAGCCCATCTTCAATCACAAACTTTGACCCTACCTTGTAGCCAAGTCGTCTAGCCCGTTTCTTTACATCCTCTTTGGCTATCTTGGGGTGTATGCACGGCACAAAAAACGAGCTGCCTACTCTGAACTCGGTGAAGTCAATGTTGTAGTCAACTCCATCAATTCGCATCCTGCTTGGCTTCCTCTAGTTCCATGCCGGGATCGTAGTACTGCTCGGTATCGATGAATCCACCTTTGCTACAGTCGAACACGTAAGCCGTAACAGGCGGCATGCTGCTTAGTTTTGTGCCCTTGTACATCCGCTTTTGCGTAATCCCTTGGCATATGCCATCGGAAGTCAACGAGCCAATCACATCTCTAACGGTGATCCGCAAGTCCTGACAGAATTTGCGGAAGAACTTGCAGTCGATAAACAGCTTCTGCGTGTCTGGCTCCATGCGGACCACAAGTTCGCCAAATGGTTCTCGTATAGGCAGTGATTCAACGTTTGTGCGGCGGTCCGTTTCGCCGTTGATTACTAGCGTATGCCGAGCGTACTGGTTCCAGAACTCTGCGATAACCGAAGCATGGTCGCTAGCAGGGGGCTTTATGTCCTCCCGCATCTGCGACATTTCGGTAACGACCCAACGCAGTACACGACCTACATCGATGTTGTGCAGTCCTAACCGCTTAGCGAACTGAGCACCTGCAATATTGCATGCGATAACTGCCGACCAGAACCGCTCACGGTTAGTGAACTTTGCTTTTTTGTCGATGAACTTTTGAAGCTCCTTGACTTCGCCAATACGTTCTTCAATGTTGGCTACCAAGTCACGAATATAGGGTTTACCAGCATGCCCGTAGTTGGTGTATAGCTTGCCGTAGATTTCATCAGCTTCTTCTTTAAACAGCAGCTTAGACTCAGGGACCGTAAATTCTAAGACTCGCATAAGCTCGGCGTCAGAGGTGGTTAAGCTTTTTAATTTATCTACAACGGATGCGTTAGAACTGCACAGCAGGATGGTTGACCACTTGGCGAAGTTAAACCGCTCAGCGTTATCGTTCATCTGCATGCGGCCACGTCCACGACCTTGCGATACGCTGTAAGCAAAATCAGAGAAGTCACCGTTGGACATCTTAGTAATCTCGTCGCAACCAAGACCTAAGTTGTTCATAACTCCAAGCCGATGATGCCTAGTGTTCGGCGTATCGCGCTCAAGCAGCATCATTTCTTCGGGGTGCCCATACACACTGTGCATGCACTTCAACGATGTGGTTTTGCCAGTGCCTGATGCACTGTTGACCATGTTGATGATCGCCCCCGATTGGTTGAGGAACCTCATGAGTGGTGCGCCGAAAGCAGTGAAAAAGCCAAAAGAATGCGGCTCAAACCCTGGCCGTTCGTAAACGCTTATAACTTTCTTCCATGCTTCTAGCGTACCTACAGGTTCAAACGCATGGCAGTACTGCTTGGTGTAACTTGATGGGGGTGAATACTTGTCTCCGTCCGCTCGTATCTCTGTGTCGCCAATGATGAACGACTGATTGTTCTCGGTCCAGCCAAACTGGTTTCTCATAAGTTCTGCCTCCGTTGTGCATTGCAACTCTTTAACGAAATACACGATGTATTGCATGATGCTGTCCATCTGCTTTTTCAAGCCCACCACGCCATACCACGCTAGCCTTGCTCTAAGTTTTTCTACGACTAGCAGTTCATCCGCAGGGAGTGCAAACTCTCTGACTCCATCTCGTGGGGTATGTAGTCGAAGCCATATCACTTCGCCTCGTTTTGGATCTCGCAGACGCTTCACTACGTAAAGATAGTGCTCGTACACTAGCGAAGCATCTTCGTCGTCATCAGATGACTTGCGGTATATGCCGCCGTTTTTACCTGCGAAATACGGGAAAGGTAGCGGTGGTATGACGTATTCAGAAACGGTATCCGGCTTATTCTCGATGAAGCCAAGTACCTTACCGCCCCCCGCCTCTGCCACGACTTGCCCTAGTAATATGGGGCTGCTGATCTTTCCCTTGTGTTGGCAGTTGGCACAACGGGCTGCGTCGATCTCTTCAAAGGTGGTGCAGAGGAACGGGCCTTTAGTAAGCGCAGCTTTTTCCTCAGTTGCTTGAAGGTTGTAGTCTGGGTGCTTGTTAGAGATTTCGTGGATAGCGGTTGCACCGTCTATGCAACGTGTCGCAACCGACAAGACGGCCCTCCACAGCGGTTCTTCGATCTGATCCTGATGATCAACCGCATGCTTAATGTGAGCGCACCCTTCTCCTTTATCGCACTTTTCTAGTATTAATGAAAACTTATTCTGCTTGTTACCCATCAATGACTTAGTCAACTCATTCAACCCGCCGGTGTCGTAAGTCGGTGTCGGCGTAGGTGATTGAATGTCTGCGCCGAGAAGGGCGTTAAAGGTGTCGTAGGCTACAGGCTTGCCTGTTGTTATGAGTTTTACGTCAAGCGCTGGGTCTGTTTTAAAGTTCTTGGTATCTGGCAATCGTAAGATGGATGCGATATCAGCGGTGCGGGATGGGTCTGCTTTTAGATTGTGTTCGTGGCAAAGTTTTTTAAGTTTTGTAGCAGTGTGACGCCATTGATCAGGTGTTATAGGGTCTTGCAGTTGCCAGTAGACATGAAGACCACGCCCTGAATCTACGATAGTCGGCCTTGGCAACTTCAATGTGTGGCAAAACTCTTTGAGTGCTGTTATGCCTTCATGCTGGTCAGCGTATGGCTTATCAGCGTAGCAATCAATATCAAGCCAGAAGCTTTGTGCTGACTCAACGTTGGTGGCTTTGCGGTTCTTGTCGGTAGCATACTTAGCGCAGCCGAAGTATGCGTTGTATTCGTTACTAACTAGGTCGGCAGCTTCTTGTTCAACTTCGTCAATAGTCGTTACAAACTTTTGTATTGTAATAGTGTCGGGTTTTAAGCCTACTACGCAGTAGTACCCTGTTGGGGGTAGCAGTGCGGTAAGCAATGCTTTGATGGTCATAGCCGCTCCTCAACCTGCCGCGATGTGTAAATAGGGGCGTCAAAGGCAGCGGCATGCCTTTTTTCACTCCGTCGAGCTAGACGCCCCGTGGCTTGTCAAACACCAAGTCGTTTAAGGGTATCTTGCAAAAGCTCTAGTCTTTGTTTCCTAGGCTTCATCCTACCGAAAAACCAGTTGTAAATGGTAGGTCGGCTGACTTTAAAATACGCTGCAAGATCGCTGACTGGCACTTGATTGTCAATACAGTATTTCCCTAACCTAATAACAGGGTCCGAAGGGTCTCCCCCTCGGATAGCTTCAACCAGTTTCAATGAATATCCACGGGCATCCATTATTCATCGTCCGTGGACCAGTCGCTCACTATGTCAGTAAAGCCCTTCTTTGCAGGGGGTGGCTCGGCGTTCTTCTTAGCCGTGCGCTTCACTGGCTCAGGTTCTGGCGCAACAACAACTTCAACAGCCGGTGGTGCAATCTGCTTGCTAGCTGGACCTACTGAAATACGCAGCGCGTTACGTGCCTCTGGTGTTTCGCCCTGTTTCTTAGCTTGCAGCCACTCTTCTCTCGTCAAGTAGCGCACGGGCTTGAACACCAGTTTCGGCGTATCGCTATCGCTGTCGAACCGCATCTCGGTTACAAGTGTATTGATGTTGCGGCCTTGCGATCCAACGTACTTTAGGTACTGCTGGAACGGCATCTTATCTGTAGCACCACGGCCAAACAAAGACTTTGATGGCAGTGCAAGCTCATACACATCACCTTCGATGTATTCAGCAAGCACGACGGCTAGACGCTGCTGGAACCGGCAAGCGCGTGATTCACCCGTACCCGAGCCTTTTATGTTCATCGGGCATGTTTCGCACTTGTCGCTTTGCGGGGACGATGCAGCCACATCAGGTGCGATGCCATCGTTAGAAAAGCAGTCAGGCGGGGATGTATCGCCAGCACTGTAGGCTTTGGCATGGTAGTAGCGGGCAATATCTTTGCCTCCAGCAACGATTACTACATTCATGTAGTTGTTCTCGTTTTTAGATACTTCTTTCCCGCCCACCATGAGGCGGAACACGCGCCCACGGATGGATATTTTCTTGCCGCTTGAGCCTCCGGCGTAGCGACGGGTCATCTCATCCATCTCAACTTCTTTGAGATATTCAGGCACTGATTGGTCAAAAAGTGTTACGTTAGACATATTTATTTCCTATCTGCGTTTAATGGTGATGTCGTACTCTGAATCTATGTTCAATCCTGGTGGGCGTGTATCAGGGTGCTCTTCAAGAAACTCCTTCATGTTGGTTTGATGAATCCGCTTTTCTAGCAACTCCAGCTTTCCTTTATCTTTTAGAAAGTTGTAGAAGTTTGACCAATCGTTCGTCCAGTAGCGGTTCTTCACTGTACGATACGCAATAGCATTACCTGTGCCGAGCGAAGTGACGCCAGTATCCTTGCAGACTTCTAGCAGCTTCTGTTTGAGAACGGTCATCTGTTCATCAAGCTCAGCAACTTGGGCTTCGTAGCCTCTAGTTAATTCTTCCTTAGCACTACGAATCTTAAGAAACGCACTAATAATTTTCTCAACTGGTATGTCCATAATTCACCTCCGAAACATGAGAATACAAGACAAACTAAAGTGTGTCAAGTATTTATTTCTTGTTTGTAGAGGTCAATTATTTTTGAATGAAAGTCGAGTTTGCCCCTGAGCATCGAGTAGAGTCTAGTCTCTACGGGGCTACCTTCGATATGCACAACCGTCACAGGGTTGTGTTGTCCTTGGCGATGCACACGAGCATTAGCTTGCAAGTATGACTCGATGGATGTCACGGGCGCATACCATATGACTACGTTAGCAGCAGTTAGTGTCACGCCGTGCGCTGCTGCTTGAGGCTGAATGATGAGAACTTTTATGTCTTGCGCTTCTTGAAACCGACGAAAGATGTCGGTGCGTTTGTTGACTGGCACACTTCCATCGATGATCTCTGAGGTCACGCCGTTCTTAGTCAGTTGATCTTTGATCAATGCTAACGTGTGCGTAAACGGTGCAAAAATAAGAACTTTGTTAGTTGCTTCGTCAATGACTTCTTGCACGGCGTTCATGCGGTCCGACACATCAAACTCAATAACATTCCCTGCGTCCGTATAGACAGCGCCACAAGCGATCTGCAACAGTTTCGTTAGATTAGCAGCAGCGTTTACTGCGCTAACGTCCTCGCCCACTGCTTGCATGATGAACTCTTTTTTCATCTGCTTGTAGTAGCTAAGCTGCTGTGCAGTCATCGGAGCGTACCGCGAAACGTTAGTCACTTCTGGTAAATCTAAGCATTCTGCTTTTGAAAACCTAATGGCTGGTTGCAGTAGCTTGTGGACTACATCGATAGCTGACGGTTTAGGAACCCATTTGAATCTAGAGATCTGGTACATCACGGTATCACGGTACTCGGTGTAGAGCAGCGGGGTGCGGTCTGGTACGCACAGTTTGGCTAAGCCAAAAGCATCAAGCGGGGATTGAGCAGCGGGTGTGCCAGTCATCATCCACAGATAAGTGCGTTCATTGAGCAGCCCACGCATCGTTTTGAACCGTTGGGTTCGGCTATTTTTGTATGCGTTTGCCTCGTCGATGATGATGAGGTCGAACTTGCCCTTGATCTCATCCTTCACTACGTTTACGCCATCATAGTTGATGATGACGTACTCGGCAGTGCTGTTGATGATATCTCTGCGTTTACTGGCTGCGCCGTGGGCTACATTCACAGTTCGGTGTATAGCGAACTTAAACAGGTCCGCTTGCCACGCCGACTGCATAATTGACAAAGGGCACACGACTAGCACACGCTTGATGGCACCTAATTTTATCAGGTAGTCCGACGCCCAGATAGCAGACGCTGTCTTGCCTGTGCCTTGCTCGTTAAAGCAAAAGCTACGTTTATGAAGCGTAAGAAATGAAGCCGTGGTTCTCTGGTGCTCCATCGGCTTGTGTAACCCAGGCCAATCGTAGTCTCTAACGATAGGTGATGGCACGTTCTTGATGTTCAGTCGGCGCAGCGTCTGGGCCTCAGCTAGATCCCAATTCACTGCCACTTCGTAAACATCACCCTGCTGCGCTACAACCTGACTGCCCTTGATGGTTTCTTTTATCCTGCTAGGGAACTGCGTTTTTATCAGTAGTAATTCGTCGTTAACGATTTGCACGATTCTTCCGTTCTCGTGGGCTGACCTCAGAGATCAGCTTATGGTTGCCGTCGCGGTCAAAAGATCTGTTACTAGCTGCACTAACCACAGCTAGACCGTCTTTGTAGGAACCGCCGTTTGATAGCGCTTTCTTGTGGTGTACGTCTTTGCCGTCGCCTTTTTGTGCCAAACCCTTTTTCATCATGATCGCTCGCGCTCGATTACGCTCAGCGCGTTTCTTTTTGGCTTTTTCAGTACCATCGTACTGTTCGTATTCTTTCTTGTAAGGACGGGGTTTGTTAACGTAGGGCATGTCAGGCTCCTAGAAGGGGGCTTCCTCTATGTCCAGAGGAGCAGCAGATTTAGCAACCCTTACCATTACCACATCCCGCTTAGAAATAAAAGCGTAGTGCGGGAACGGCCAATTATTGTCCGATGGGATACGTATGCACAGCATACCGTCCCCATCCTCCTTGACCACGTAGCCAATTTTGCCCGTGCTTTTTATTCGTACTCTGGTATCAGGTGTCATGCTTGCCCCCTTGCTCGTATGGCTTTCTTGCAATCTTCGGCATCAGGTTTGTTTCTGCAAGCCTCGTCCTCGTCTCCAAATTCTTGATTGCACCAGTCATGAAACATCTGGTCGCACAACCTTGCACACGCCTCACGCTCTGCTGCGGCAACAAGGGCGGCGAAGCGTGTTACAGAACCTAATGGTTTTTCGTCAGACCCGTAAGCTAATCCAACCTCCCGCGCCATGCGGACGATGTCTTCTCGATTCATGTATTTCCCCTTGCCAAAAACTCCTTGACCTCTTCGTACACTTCATGGCGAGCAGGGTTGTCCGACTCATATTTAGTCCACCCAGCGTAGCGCATCTCAGTCTCGCAACGCTCCAGCAGTTCACGCGCTTGGTCGCGTTCGGCATCAGCAAGCGCCATGCTACCCACAACCCCGATCAATCGCTTGACCTCATTCACAAGAGCCGCAGTAGTCTTTGCGTCAACCGGCACAACTGCGGTGGGCATTAACCATTCTTCTTTCATGTGTTCTTCTCCTTGATTACAGTAACTTCTTGTTTGTACCATCGCACCCTCTCGCCAAAAAATCCTTGACGTTTGGCCCACCCATAACGGGTCAGCAACACAGGTTTTAAATACGCAGGGTGTAAAATGACACGGGACTCTTGAACTTGGTAATGGCTGCTTAAGTCTTCTTCTGCCTCAGTCATGTGTTCTTTTCCTTTAGCTTGGCTTCGAGAACTTTGCATAGCCAGTTGACTGATTTATCACCTTTAACAGTCTCGCACGACAGTATGTCAATCTCCCCATCCGTCAGCCCAACCCATTCCCGACGTGAATTCTCGACTGCCGCTTGAATTATCTTGATCTCTTCTTGCACAGTGTCAGCGAGGTGGATCGGCTTCAACTTTCCGTCAAGGTCTTTGTTACTCCGCAAAGCGACCAAAAACTTTTCAACATCAAGCATTGTTCTTCTCCTTTAAGGCTTGCTCGATGGCTCGGACAAACAGTAGGATGTCTTCAAATGACACGCCATCAGGCCAATCTAATTCATGAATTTGTGGATGCGTCAGCCCAACCCATTCAGCAGCCTTTGGTGGCGCGGTGTAGAGTGGAATCTTTGGCAGGTTTACTATTGTTGGCGTATGCCACGATGTAAGTTTGGCCCACTCAAGTTTTTGCTTTTCCACATTAATAAACGCCACCGGCTCATGTTCACGTTTTGCCTTTTCATCGACACGTTTTCTAGACATGTCGTCGGCATCGACAAGTGCTTGGCGCAGGGCGGTGATTGCTTGCTTTCTATTAACAAGCCCAGCATGACTTATTGGATCACTCTCCAACGCCTCAAGCGCCATCTGCATAGCTTCTCTGCTCATACCTCACCCCCAGTCGCCTTGGCGATGGCTTCATGAGCCTCGCGTTCTATCGTCTTGGCCCAGTGCCCGTTATCTAGCAAGCATATGTTGAGGATCGTGTTGAGTGCCTTCAGCAGATCCTGACTGACCTCATGCAATCGGCGCAGTTCAACGGCGGCTTTGCGCCCGTTGTAGTTACTGATTCTGCCTTGCACGAACTCGTCATCCAGAGCATCGGCCAGCCGCAAGGCTTCGGGTTGTTTCATAGCTTCTTTGCTCATGCCCGATCCCCCGCATGTTGCTTCCATGTTTCCTTCTCCTTCATACGTTGTTCGTAGACTTCCATTAACAACTCAGCAGCTTCTTTAATCTTGAACTTCTCATTAGTGCAGTAGTCGGGCAAGCCCTCGGCGTAACCCTCAAGCCATGCGGCAAGCATGCAGAACCTATGCGCGGGACTCATTTCTCCCCCCTCTTCATGAAGGGTGGTTCTTTATCGTTCAACAGTCTAGCAATCTCACGGTCGATATACCACCGAGCCTTACGCAAGTCCTCAATCTGCTCACCTTTCAGGCCAGCTCTCCAAAGATATTTAATAGCATTTCCTACACAGAAATTCATGTACTCGGTAATCTCTATACACTCGACACCGCTAGGATGCTCGGTGTAATGCTTAGGATGGTTTACGGGATCGTTCATAGTTTCTTACCTCCATAATTGCGTTTGCCACTAACTCTTGTGCTTCACGCACAATGCTCCGTCTGCCTCTGAGTACACCGACTATAAAGCCAGCTAAAAACCCACCCATACAAATTATAAAATCTTCCATCCTTTCACCTCATTCGTCCATGATCTTTTCCATAATTGCATCGTCGTAAGACGTGCGTGTGCTTCTGCTAACTCAGTCGTGGTGTACTCTTTGCGTTCGTGCT